CCCGCGTCTGTGCTAAGATTATCTATAAGCCTTGTGCCTACCTCTATATCTCTTCTTTGCTTGCGGCTATACGGAGTTCTCACGCTTAAGTTTTTAGTCGTGTTTTCCTCAAAAAACTTTGTTACAAAAATCCGTGTCCATCTATTTCCTTTTACTTCAAATTCTTTGCTGTCCAATGTAACCACGGTATCGTCAGGTACCAGTACATCCAGAGATACTGTTACTTGCCCCAGGCTCGCCAACGGCTCGGCAAAACGGGAGTCGGGTAATGCTGCGTATAAATTAATGCCTGTGGTAGACTCGTATGTCTCTTTTCCACGGCTATATGGAGTAAGGATACGCCCCTCAGGTCTTATGGCCTTGTAGTACGGGATAAGCTCTTCCGTATGCGGTGTGACTTCAGCATTGCCATAAAATAGTATATCTTTTTGACTATCCATCAGCCTGTTACTTGCGCCGATGGTCATATTTTCTATCCGATCGACCACGGAGGTTATGCTATCTTTAAGCTGTGTGATCTGGGAGGTATGGGTATCTATCTGCGCATATACATCGGACAGATCGACCCCGCTGACTTCCCGCCACTCCGTACCATCCCATATTTTTAATGCGCTTGGTACTTGGGAGGTGTCTATCCACAGCTGATTAAGTTCCGGATCCTCTGGAGGGTAGCCGGATTTGTGGATAGAGTTAAGAGCTATCTGCTCCTCCAAGCTTACTCTTACTTCCTCCGTCGCATCGGACACATAGCTTTTTGTTGCGTAGCTATCTATCCCCTGGCCGTTAAGCCATAGCTTAGATCCGTCCCACAGCAAGGCGTAGTCGTCAACACTTTTACCGATTAGCAAGGTACCGTTTGTCAGATCAAATTCTACATTCCCGCCTTTTAACATCCCGCCAATAAAATAATCAGCTACAAATCCGTTCGCATCTCCAAATGTTTTCCAATTCCAGCTTCCATCCGGATTTTTGCTGTTTGCAATCCTAAAAGCCCCGCCTATAAGCTGTATTGCCATCGTAGGGTCCTGATCTATCGGTTTGTCGTAGGTTATCAGGCCCTGCCCATCGTCAGATATATATACATACCCGCCACGGGAGTTCATTCGTTCGTTCAACTCGTCAACTAAGTTATCCAGATATCCCGCGTCTATAGTCCCGTCTCCGTTGATAATGTCGCTTCTGTCCCAAACCCCGGCCTTATCCCTAAAATTGTTAATATAGTCTTCCTGTTTCTTCCATGACCCCGTGATATCAGGGATAAAATTTCCAAGAGTCAATTCATTATTTGCCGGGTTTAGCAGATCCCTTACAATCTTTACGATCCTTGCTTTTAATCTCAATTCCGGGCTAAATTCCTTGTCGATTACCGCCACGGTATCTCCTAAATCTGTTTCTAACCCGTTTTTTATCAAATAAGTTACTTTTGCTTCGTACGTTATTTGCGGTTTAGAGACTTCTGCAAGCTTTTCTTTTGTTAGCCTTAATAACTCTTGTTTGTCTTCGCAATCATCAAATTCTATTTTGCCAAACACATGAGCTTTTCCGGTCGGGGAGTTCCGGCCCCAGATCATCCGAGCATCGTTGTTTTCTACATAGGATTTCCCGCCATTTAATTCGGCAAAATCTATCCTCCTGCCATGACCGCCGGTTGCTTCGCCTCCTTCGCCTTCTATTTCTTCTCCCTTGCCGTATCCATATAAAGCGGTTATAACATCGTCACTATGGACTGTTTTTGTTACAGACTCTAGATCTTTTGTATAGGTAAATCTTTTGCCCGCGTCCTGTCCTCTTTGCGCCAACAAATCTACGTATCTGTGGGATATATGGTTGCCCACCACCTCTACCCTTGTCCTAAGCTCGCCTCTCCATACTTCGGCAACTTTTTGCACGCACTCTTTACAGGATGTGCGGTAAAAATTTGTTGACCCAAGTCCCAGATCATCAACTATCCCGACTTCCCAGCGGGTGGGCTCCAATGCGATACTTAAGGCTATATTAGCGGCTACATCTTGCGGGCGCCGATCCTCTATATAGTCTCCCAGCGTTTCGTAAAATGAGGATTCGCAGTCAAGTTTTTTTTCGATCCCTTCTGCTGTGTGGGATTCGTCGATTCCTTTAATTACAAATTCCTTCCACCCCGCAGGGGATTTATATAGGATTCTATAGCCTTTTTCTACCGCGTCCAGAGTGGTTACTTGCAGGGTATCTTCACCGTTTATTTCTTCCGTATGTTTTGCTTCAATTACATCTTTTAATTTTCGGAGATAGTTTTCCTCCCGGTCAAATAAAAGCATTATAGCCACCTCTCCGTAAATTCGGCAGTTCCGGTCCCGCTAGATAAAGTAATTTCAAATTCGCCTTTCGGGATCATAAAAAAGTCTGATTCCAAGTAGACATCTTTTGATATAGACAATCCGTTTTTGTAGACTGTTTCTTCATCCAGATTTATTTCTACTTCATCGCCATCAGCAAAATTATGTTTGATATATATTTTCTCTTTTGTATTTTCCAGAGTTACTTCCAAAAAATCCGACTCTTCTGTGGCTACATTGATGATCCCTGTAGTTGCATATGTTCCGGAGTTCATCAGTTCCCCGCCTATTGCTATTTTTTTTGTATCTCCGTATGATAAAGGATCACATAAAAAAGGCAGGATTGCTTTGCCTGTCCTCAAAAAGGTTTCAAAATTTACTTCTCCGTCTAGTATTGCCATGTCATATTTTCCTGGCTCGCCGGTATCAAGTTTCTTCGGATCTTCTGTGTACAGTATTTCAGCAAGCGTTCTAACTTTTCTTTGTAGTTCTTCTTTGTCTTCTTCTATTAGCCGGATATCTACTTCTATAACTTTGTTTCCGAGCTGATTCTGTATATATTTTCCACCTGGTCTGCCGGGAATCTCTTTAAAAGTAGAAGAAACGGGAGGGAGAAAGCCCTTCCGGATCTCTTCTACTTTTACATAATCGTCAATTTTTACTCCGTTAAAGATCATCTCCCGCCCCTCCTTCGTCTCGTCTGCAATCTGTCAAGTTTCTGCGCAATTTTATCTATGTCTCCGTCTTCCCTTACTATCATTTGCCTGACTACTATCGTATTTCCCCCTCCGGACCTGTCTAAAGCATCGGCCATCATTGCTGGCAATTTATTGAGCGGCATGATTGCTTCCCCGCCTGTGGACGGCTCGGCAAAGCCTTGTATCCCCGCCATTGTAGGCAGTACGGTCGGGCGCTTAAAAATACCGCCTTGCGCTCGCCATGCTACATCAAATTTTGGCACCTTGGGAGGATTTAGACTAAAAGATCCGGTGATATTAAAATGCGGAATCTTTAGTTTGGGGAGGCTCCACTTAAAGTTAAAAAATCCTTTGATTTTCTCAATAGCCCAAAATATTTTTTCTTTTGCTGTGTCGATTGCCCCGGACATGGATTTACCTATTTTATTAAAGTACTTTTTTGTACTCTCAGACAGCTGTTTCCAGTCACCTTTTAATTTTGTCCCCAGCTTCCCGCCGGCTTCTTTTATTTTATCCCAATTTTTGCATAGTGCCACGCCTATAGCAATCACGGCAGCGATGCCGACTACAATCGCGCCCGCAGGGCTAAATATAAATCCAACAGTAGCCTTTAGCCCGCCTGCCAGCAATCCACCAACAGACTTGATCTTATCCCAATTTTGTACAAGCTTGCCGCCTACATCCACCACAGACCCTATGTTACGTATAGTGCTGCCAAGTATAGATAATAACGGCCCAATAGCAGCCACTAATAATCCTATCTTCACGATGTTTTCCTGCTGCGATGGAGACAGCTTGTTAAATTTTTCCGTTAGCTCCTTGATTTTGTCAGCCACTTTTGTAATCATCGGCGCCAGTGTGTCTCCCAATGAGATTCCCAGATCCATAACGTTGTTTTTGGCTATAGATAATTTTGAAGCTGTCGTATCGTTTGCTGTTGCCGCTTCTTTTGTCAATGCTGTGTTATCGTCCCATGCGGTTTTGCTTACCCCAAGTGCATCTGCAAGGACCCCGTTTGCGCCCGACAGCCTGGTCATTGTGTCAATCTCCTGTATGGATGTAATACCCATATCTTTTAACGCTCCGGATACGTCCCCGCCACCTGCTTTTATGCCATCTAAGCCTTTGATAAAAGCAAGTATAGCTTCGCTTGGTTTCTCCTGCCATGTTTTTGCAAAATCATCAGCCGTCACGCCTGCCACAGACGCAAATTGGTTAAGATTGTCACCGCCCGACAGCACCGCCGAATTAATTTTTTGCATTACTCTCGACATGCTGGACCCGCCGGCCTCCGCATTAATTCCAACACTACTCATCGCTGTTGCCAATGCCAGCATATCAGATTCCGACATACCTACTTGACCAGACGTCCCAGCCAATCTTAAGCCCATATCTACAATTTTTGATTCTGTTGTAGCAAAATTATTTCCGAGATCAACTATACTCGACCCCATACGCCCAAAATCTTCTTGACTCATGCCTGTTATATTAGCAAGCTGTGCCAACGCATCCGCTGCCTGGTCTGCTGATAAGTCTGTGGATGTGCCGAGATCTAACATAACTCGCGTAAAGTCTAAAATATTGTCTTTTTGTATGCCAAGCTTGCCGGCTTGTTCTGCTACGCCTGCAATCTCGGTCGCAGATTGTGGCATTTGCTTCGCCATGTTCCGGATCCCGGTTTCCAGATCGGCAAAATCTGTTTCTGTTCCATTCACCACCCGCCGGACTCCGGTAAAAGCGGTTTCAAAATCAGACGATGCTTTAAATGCCACTCCGCCTACAGCCGCCAGTGGTGCAGTTACCTTCATCGTCAGGGATTTTCCCACATCAGCAATGTTCCCGCCGATAGTTTTCATCTTCTCCCCGGTCTCCTGCATCTTCTGACCAAATGCTACATGGCCCTTGCTTACCTTTGCCAGCTCGTCTTCGTAGTGCTTTAACTTAGATTCCGTTTCTACAATCTCGCGCTGAAAAGCCCTGTATTGCTCTTCGCTGACCT